TGAAGGCGGACACAGGTTCCTCCCAATCAATGTCAAGTACTGGGACCCGCTACGCGAGGAGCCACCGGTTGCCGATGGTACCTGGGACACTTGCGTAGTAAACGTAACGGAATACGACACCGTGCTGAAAGCTTATCAGTGGCTTCAGCTCGGCAGGCATCAATTTAAGTCGTTGATCATTGACTCGGTGTCAGAGCTTCAAGTAAAGTGCGTTGATAACATCGCAGGAAAGAATCAAATGCAGATGCAGCAGTGGGGCGAACTTCTTCGTCACATGGGTGCTCTTCTTCGAGACCTCCGCGATCTTACAATGCACCCAACAGCACCGCTTGAGGCAGTTGTTCTTACAGCAATGGCTCGTCAGAGTCATGACGGACGTTACCGTCCGTATCTGCAGGGTCAGCTTGCAATTCAGGCACCATACTTCTACGACATCCTCGGCGCTATAACCGTTGAGGAGTTTCCAAACCCAGACCCGACGCAAGGGCCTTTCAAGGCACGTCGCATGTACGTTGAGCGCACTCCGCTCTACGAAGCAGGCGAACGAGTGCAGGGCCGTCTTGGAAAGATCGTAGAACAACAGAGTCTCGGAGTCGAGGCAATGCTAGACATCGTGTTTGGCCCTCGCCCAGAGCAAAAAGCAAAAAAGCAATAGTAGAAAGACATAGGTAACAATCATGAGTTCACTAAATTGGGGTGACCTTATCAAGGAAGCCGGCGATGTCGGCGGATACGATCCGCTGCCAGACGGCGACTACGACCTGCAGGTCATCGAAGCAACAGCCAAGGTTTCCCAGTCTGGCAAGACAATGTTCGCCCTCAAGGCGCAGGTTCAAACGGGCGCGCACGCAAAGCGTCTCGTGTGGGACAACCTCGTTGTTTCAACCGACAATCCAACAGCGCTCGGAATCTTCTTCCGTAAGATGAACGCTCTTGGTCTCGGTTCGGACTTCTTTGCATCAAGCCCAAGCAATGCACAAATCGAGCAGGCACTTCGCGGTCGCAACTTCCGCGCTGCTATCGGCTCACGCACTTGGCAGGGTCAGAAGAAGAACGAGATCAAGTCGTACTACAGCGCAGCTCAGCCGGTTGCAGCAGCACCTGTGGCGGCAGCCGCTCCTGCTCCAGCACCCGCTCCTGCTCCCGCACCAGCACCGGCTCCCGCCGCAGCACCAGTTGCTCAAGAAACAGCAGCGTCAGTGCCGCCGGAAGCGCCGTTCTGAGGGTATAGTAGCACCTGAAAATGTTTGAGTGGGTAGGCGCCTAATCGCGCCTACCTACTTGAGCAAATACTAAAAGCACGGAGACACAGATGACAATAAAAGTTCTAATGACTGGCTACACAGCACAGCACATTGGCTCTACTCGCAAGCTTGTAAAGTACGGAGCTGTTGCAGACTTGTTTGCAGACATTCTCCGCGCAGGCGGTTGTGAAGTAGAACATCGGCGCGCAATGCCTGATGAAGATATTTCAGACTACGATCTTGTAGTGTGTGGGCAGATTGCGCTATGCGCACTCGGGTCAACATACGCATACGGCGCGCTCGACGCAGTTGCGCGCGCTCGTGAGAACGGCTGCGGATTGATGTTTTACATCGATGACTGGCAGGTTCACAACATCGTGTCGAATCTAAAGACTGTGTGCAAAGACAGTAACAGACTTGTTCGCGAGAGTCTTGGCACGGCACGTGTAGACCTTGAATGGGCACGCGCAAATGTTGATCGTATTTTTCCTGTCGCAGAGGCGTTACTTAATAGGCCGTGGCCAACAACGCTTGTCCCTAAGTTCACTTGGGGCGACGGAAACAAAGTCGTAAAAGGTCTCACGTCGCGTGACTGGGTCTGGACTGATCTCAGTCCATTTGCTGAGGAGTTTAACACTGAAATTCCAAGTGACGAAGATCGTACAGTGCAGTGGGTACTAGGCGTTTTGTCTGATCAGCGAAAGTGGCTTGAAAAGATGAAGCTTACTTGGCCAGTTGAATACATTGGCTCGAGAACAAGCAAGGCAGAGCAGAAGCTCACAGAAAAAGAACTCGTTGATCTTTATGCGCAGTCGTGGGGTGTTCTTTCTCCGAAGTATCCGCACGCAGGGAGCGGCTGGTGGAGAAACCGATTTGTGTACGCTGCCCGCACTCGCTCGATCACTCTCGCTGATCCAGCTGAAGTTGCAGCTCTTGGTGATCCGTATCTTGTTAAAGGACATGAGATCGAGGCAATGAACAAGCAGCAACTGCGTGAGCTTGCTGACGCTCAACATCACGCGTTCTTCTCTACTCAGGCGACAAAAGAGCAGGTAATCGACACTGTCATGGCCGCAGTTCATAGAGCGATTGACGAAGTTCGCTGATAAGCTATGCCGAACAAAAAAGTCTTAGTGACTGGAATGACGGCCCAGCATCATTCATTAAATGCTGCGACTAGATCTAGCGCTTTTTCTATTGCCTTAAAAGACGTTCTAAGTGCCGCAGGCTATGAAGTTCATTTTGTGAGTCCGTCTACTGAGACAACTGCGTTTAATTTGTCAAAATACACGCATGTATTTGTTGGCATCGCTCCACCAATGAGCATAGCAGCAAACACAGTGTACGGAGCTCTATGTCTAATAGATGAGATGTGGGACTCTCAAAAAATGACAATGTTTGTTGATGCGCCAGAGCCGTGGAAGATTTTCGGCAGTCTTCGCTCTATTGAAAGAACTCCAGATAGTTTGTTCAAATCTTTCTTTTCTCGCCGTCCCGAATATCGAACTGTGAGCCAGTCGAAGAAAAATAAGAACAAGGTCTTATCTGGCATAGAAAAGCTCAATCATAAAAATTGGCCCACAACTATCTATCCAGCACTGCCGTGGAAAACTAACTTAACGGGAATTCACGACAATGCAATGCCGTCATTTACGCCTTTGAGTGCTGACTCATTCTGCATATCGTCAAGCATTAAATACCCGCATCATCGCGCGAAGTCGTGGGTCTTGGATAGTCCATCAACAAAGTGGTCTAAAGAAGTAACAGCAGGTTTGGTATTTGGCAGTGTTCATCTCAAAGAGACACGTGTACGCTCTTCTGACGATGTTGAAAAAATTATGAGTGAAAACCTTGGAGTTCTTCTTGGACCGAGTGATGACAAGATAGTTTGGTGGTCTGCGAAGTTTGCTCAGGCGCTCAACACGCTGACACCAGTTGCCACTGACTGGAAAGTTAGTCAGCAGATCGGGCAGTCGTGGGGACATCTAGCAGCATCAATTGAAGCAATGGACGAAATAAGTAGATACGAACTGGCAGCAGTTCAAAGAAACGAATACATAAACGCGATTGCAACTCGAGAAGAGACGATCGAGCAACTAAAGAAAGTAGCAGGTATCTGATGGGCGAACTATTCAACAACTGGCTCGGCCAGACACGCAGACTCCAGAAAGACGCGTACAACGTCGATTACTCAGTCCTCAATAGTGACCGCCCGGAAAATATCAACCAGTTAATTGAATACATCCGCTGGAACATGCTCGCAATTGACGACGAGCTCGCTGAGGTTCGCAAGGCGATCTCTTGGAAGCCGTGGCAGCATGATGATCCGTACGCTGACCGCAAGGAAATCGTAAAAGAGTGTGTAGACGTTCTTCACTTTGTAGCAAACATTCTCTGCGCAGCCGGCGCGACAGACGAAGAGCTTGACGCCGAGTATCTTGCAAAGATGCAGAAGAATGCTGATCGCCAGAAGAAAGGCTACAGAGTTCTTGACGCTGGCGTCAAGTGCACTCGTTGCTTCCGCGCGCTTGATGACTATGATGTTTCATCGTGCATCGACTCAGAATGCCCCGAGAAAGCAAAGTGAGTGACATGACAAAGATCAATCCAGGCGACGTCGTTATTGTAAACAGTGACGCCTACTCAGGCGACGTTGGAGAGATGCACAACGGAAGAGTCTGCAAAGTTCTCGAGACACGAGACGGAGATGTGATCGTCATGTCTATCGACGAAAGAAAGCCCAAGCTGTGGTGGACACATCACTCACCGCATGTTTTGAAGAAAGTTGATCAATGAGAGCGACCGTTGAGTTTACAGTAGCTGGTTGGACTATCAAAGAAGTAATATCCAATGCAAGGAAGATATGGAAAGACATCAATGAAGATGTAGACGCTGAACTTCCAAGCGACGCGGAAGTGCATCTCAGCGACGATGACGCGTCCGTTGGTTATAGAGCTAAGTTTTTTATTCGCACAAAGGTGGAGAGCTAATGACACAGAAAAACAAGTCTCCACGGCAGGAATGCCTAGAAGAAGCAGCGCGCATCATCTCTGGAGACCGCGATGTTCAGTACGGCGGTCCGGAGGACAACTTCACTCGTATTGCAAAGATCTGGTCCATCATCGTAGGTGTAGAACTCACTACTGAAGATGTCGCGATGATGATGGTCGGCCTCAAGGTCGCTCGGTACGCCTCAAAGTCTGGATTTCAGCCAGACACCTGGGTAGACGTTGCTGGATACGCTGGCTGCGGCTATGA